GCCAGCTTACCATCAACTGAAGTGGTACTACTTCTTGCGAGTTGCAATAGGTGGTACCAGTCGTCGGGCAGCAAGAATCTCACTGCTTCGACAGACAGAGTATCAGATGCTTTAGAAAGGTCTATAGTAGACAGTTCCTCGGCATATGCCCTTTGGGCAAGATCCTGATTCCTCTCCCAACTAACACCACCCTTATAGCGTTCGAGACCAATCAAGGTCGAGACGCCGCGGGGTGCTTTTAGATAGGTACCCAAACGCTTAAGCCTACTACGAACATATGTACCAATCCCAAGCTGTAAAAATACATTCAGCGTGGGTTCAATGCATATGCCGCGGTCGGTTTTGGCGTTCTTCGGAACCGTTGTGAACTTGTTTCCCGCCACGATGATAGGAGTTTTTTGTATTTCCCACCATCGGTCGCCTAAAATTAAGCGATAAAACGGTACTAGTTCATGGGTTAGATGCATGTCTGCATCGAATTTCTTCGAAGGAACTACACCACGACCAGATATACCGGTCGTAGCTCCTGGACCAAATCGAGAACTATCGAGAATATCGCCCAAAACCCGCTGGTTAAGCGGGCCTAAGGCATTCTTGATAATCCGTCGCATCTTCCGTAAAGCAGGAGGATGTTCGTGATACATAGTATCCCGAAAACGGCGATTTGTGTCTGCACACAGCTGCTCTGCCTCGAAAAACGAGGAAACAGCAGCATCCTTAGTCTTACACGACGTGGGCAAATAGACAGACTTTTGAAGGATGCTAGTAACAAGGTAATCATCAGCGAAATGCTGATGGTCCTCATAGTTATTAGCATCTATCTCCAGCCTAACTACTTGATCATATTCGCGATACTTTAATAGTAAAGCGACTGTAAGGCTCCTAGGTGAGTCAACCAACTCACAGAGGTTAAGGACGGTTGAGAGCTCGAGTAATAACTCAGAGCTCGTGTCTACATTATAATTGATAGACATGGCGTTCCACTCCTATTTAGCTTGGATTTTAACCCAGGCCGAATGTGAGCGCTCTTGCGAGCGATCATCACGTGCTGGGATGACATCCAGCACACCAGTGAGAACTATGATCACAACTGTGATTATAGCCCTCGTCATACGCGTATTCACTGCCTAAATTAATAAGCAGGTTTACGCAGAGTAACGTACTCGATTAGAGTTGCGTTATCCATCAGGTTCGCAGCGAGAGTGACTAAATCGTCCTTCTCCTGAAAACTAGCTGATGTATGAGTGTTGAAAATAATTTCAACCTGGTTAAAGTGATGAACGGAAACGACGCCATCAACCGTTTGTTCGACTGGTAGCACAATCTTAGCTACCACTCGGTCCGTTTTCCCGTTGCCCTTTTGGGGTGTCAGGGTCAAGGCAAGAGTCTCGAAACCAGGAGCAGTTTCTGCCAAAGCAGAATTCTCCCAGATAAAGGTCTCACCTTGAGTACGGATAGGATCGAACGTGTGGTTTACAGGTGTAGCCTGGCCGTCGGCCAGAACGATTTGAGTTGCTTCACTCATATTATAATCTCCATTGGAGTTGATGTGATAGAAGTACCCTATCAAGTATGGGGAATATTCCCCGGTTGTTGGCATAATGCCATCTTAACGACGCGGTGCTCTGCACCGCATGTTAAGTAGGAGACTAGTTGCATTAATCAGTGAATGATATGATGTACTAGGCTCCCAGCGCGGTATACGAGGAATAGGCACCTCAAAGATCGGAGATCTCTGAAATGCTTTATAAGTACTCGTTGCCGGGCTTTCCAAAGTGAAAGCAGAGGAAGACGGCGCAATTTGACGCGCCGAAGATTCATGCTTACTAGTCACAGTACCGATCACCTGCTTGACGTGTGTCATAGCGTCAAGAGATGAAAGCCAACTCCCTATCGGAATCGCCCAATCAAGGACGAACGAAAAAGGAACGGCTTCCCAGAGGATTTCAAGAGGATTACCAGTGGTAAAGCCTCCTCGACCCCCTGGATCGATCTGTGCATATATCATCGCGCGAAGGGACACTTTATTAGTATATGTCCCAAAATCTGTGGTGTATTCATCAGTGTCACGCTTAGTGACTACATGACGACCCCAGATTGCATCTCCATCTATCTTTTCAGATAGTGCAGATACAGAGTTGAAGATATCGTTTATTAAAGGGCGCACACCGAATGCTGTCACCAATTCAATGGCTGACGTAGCACAAAGTACGCGTCTAATAGTTTCGATATTTCTTTCAACTCTGCCGCGATGCCGTCTGCTATGCTGACGTACTATGCTCTGAGCCCCGCTTTCAACAGTACGAGCGAAATCGACAAACGTTGTAGCTGTTTGTCTGTACTCCGCTATACTGCTTGCGAGGTTGACCATATTGTCTTTAATATGATCTCTCATGTCAGTCTCCCAGTCGGGAGCCTCACCTGAGAAGGGCACAGCGCCAATCAACGAGTTGGAATAATTCTTCACAACCGTTGGAAACCAACCATAAGGATCCTGGCATTTTGCAAGGCCAGCGATCTCATAACTCTCACGACCATACGAATAGTCTGTAGTAGACTGTGTCGGTAGGTTAGTGGGGTACGCCCATAAGGGCGCAGGTGGTTTCACCCTCTTATATGACAGAGGGTCATTGGTAGTAACATACTTAAGGCCCGTTTCGAGAAGACTATAAGTCTCCAGCGGCGCGGATCCTGGACATGGAAATGTCTGTGTCCTTGTTTTAAGTATGTCATAACGTCGTATAGTTTCGGTAGGCACAATGTTTAACTCCAGAAGTTATGGAGTCCTGCACTATGCAGACCCCGAAGCCCTGAAAAGGGCAGAAGGGATAGAGACCTGGAGGCCTTTCTGTAAAGAAAGGCCTTCGGG